AAGCAGGTCAGTCTCATTGAACAGCATGGTTCCCCACACTTCCTTATAATTTGCCACGCTGCCCCGGACCGAAATCTCTTCGGCCACATCGTTAGCGGCTGCCAACGATCCGAAGGTAACGGTAGAGCCTACCGCTCCGAGGAACGGGATGACCAGGTTGCCACCAAGCCAGGAGTCATCCTGCTCAATGTTTTGGAGCGCCCAGTTGCGCTTCTTGAGTTCGTCAAGAAGGAGCTTCTCGGGCAGATATTCGTTCAGCATATTGCTAAAACTACGAGTAGTTGCCATTTGTTAGTTTCCTTTCCCTATTGGGAATTAGTTTTTAATAGTTTTGACCCTGAGAAACCGCTTCTTTTGCGAGCTTCTTAAGATCGTCCAATGTTTTGACTTGTGGTGCGACCGGGGAACTTGCCTTTCCCGACACCGAAGGGATGGTTGGCCTACCTTGACCCTTTTGTGCTACTCCCGCGGCCTGTGCCCCATTCTGCTGGTTCCAAGCCACAAGTTTTGCAAAATCTTGAACTGCTTCTTGCACTGACAGCTCTTTTCCTGTGGACTGTGCCACCGCCGCAGCGCGAAGAATCACTTCATTCCTAAATGCACCGGGTTGTCCTACCCGAGCATCATAACTTTCTGCGAGAGACTTAAATTCGGGACTTCCGATCGCCGAATCAAGCTCAGACATCCTCTGCTGAACAGCCTGTTGTTGCTTATAGGACTCGAACTCCTGCAACTTAGACTGCATTTCCTCATACTGCTCTTGCATCGAGGAAAGCTGACGCTGATACTCGCTATTCTTAGTATAAAGTTGTTGTTGATCTTGAGGCAAGCTCTGAATTTGCAGTTTGTTGTAAATCCACTGCTGAATCGACTGCTCTGGGATCTTAATCGAGTTAAAAAAGCTATCAAAGTCCCCAGCTTCCACATATTTCGACAACTTATCGAGGTTCTTGGAGATGTTTTCGTACTTTCCGCTAACATCCTGATACTTCGAGTGCGCGTCCTTGTACTTTTGCTTAATCGTGTCAAAAGCGAACGAACGCTCAAACACTTCCTTAAACTTCTTCTCGTTCTCCTGGTTGATATACGAGCGGAAATCTTCAGGGATCTCATACTCGTTGTCATACGCCTTTACCTTGTAGCTTGGAGTCCAAGCTGCGGGGGTTTCTGAAGCAGATACCGCCGCAGGTGCAGGTGATGCGGGGGACTCTGGCGCTGGGCTAGACTCTACCGCTACTGACTCATTCACTTCTTGTGTTACTTCGCCTTCCATACTCATTCCTTTGCAGCGAATTGGCCCTCACTGCTAGGGGTTAATTGGAGGCTGCATCCCTTGTGGAGATGCGGCCCCCGGTTGTGGTTGCGATGGAGAAAGTTGGGACATCATGCCAGCAGTCTGGGCAATAACCGCCTGTTGCTGCTGCATAATGGCGTTTTGAGTAGCACCCTGCTCTTCAAGACGCTTCAAGAGCCAAGTAAGCGCATCATACGGAACCCGCGCTCTCATGGTCTTGGAAGAATTGTTCGGATCTGGAACGTAGATATCGCACACGACTGCCATGCCAGACATAGGGATAAAGCCCTGTGCGGCTTCCTGGATCTTGCGCTGCTCTTCTGCGTCCATTTCAATCAACTGGTTGATGACCTGCTGGTACATCTGCTGAATCTGTGGAGGCAAGAACTTGAAATCCGCCTTACGGGTACGAGTAGTAAGCCTCTTGATGAGGTACTTCTTATCGTCGTACATGGACGGTTCCATCATCTGACCACGATCCAACGCCAGAATCATGTTCGTGCCGTTGTCGAAGTCCATAGTCAGGTCTTCAGACGCAAGCTCGTTATTGGCATATGGAGAGGTGCGGATAATCTTACCAATGTCCTTCGGATCGAGGTTAGACCCCACATACTGCATGATCTGGTTGAAGGTAAGCTGCTTCCCAAGGCGGGTTTCCATGTCCTCCGTCCCAGGCTCAAGCGTGATCTGATAGAACAACGGAGAAGTGTTCTTAAACTCTGCAATATTGATGATCTCAGAGCGGCCAATAGCAGGGACAAGGTTCTGCTCAGTGTAGTACTGCTTGGCAAGCTCCAAAGTCACCGTACAGAAATCAATCAGGTACTGAGTAATCTTGGTCGTATGAACGGAAAACTTCTTCTTTTGCTCAATGCTCATGAAAAGCATCGTGTACGGGTCAAGATTCGAGGGCTTTTCAGCCAACTCTTCCTGAAGGTTCGCAATAACGTAGAACTGGTCAATCATCTGACCGATATACGGCAAATACTGATCCCCAGTTCGGCCTGGGATGACCACTGGAGCCTGACCAGAGTAAGAAAGCACCCGAACCCCAGGCTGAAGCCCCCCGTTCGCCACCTTGGTTCCCGCCTGTACTGCGAGCTTGTCGTCGCCAAGAGTAACCTGATGGGTGGCAACCTGACTGATGGCCCGGTTGATTTCGCCCTGGATCGGACGAAGCTGCTTAATAAACGAATACGCCCGAGGAGAGGTAGGGATCTCATCCATACCGCAATAAATAATTGGGAAAATGCCAAACGGAAGCTCGCCTTCCCAGAGCACTCCCTTATCGGTACAGATAAAGTAGTAGCCGTTCGGGAACGTCATCGACGGACGAATGTAGTATTCGAGCACCAAGCACTCATTCTCAGAGCGGTTGTAGCTAGAGCCAGTACCGTCAAAAATAATATACGTCTCATCCCGAGACGCTTCGATCATTTCAAGCTTTTCTGGGTCGTTTCCAACGCGAGCCTTCAGATCGTCAATGTTGACCATCTTACGATAGCCAATAAACCACGAATCCGTCATGGACTTGGCTTCTTTGGCGCGGAATACGTTAAACCCGAAGATGCGCTCAAAGCAGAAATCCCCCGACATGATGGGCTTGGACGGGTCTTTCTGAGGCTGCCCCATCATATCCACTACAGGCTGGCCCATCTCATCGACCATCGGGGCATAGTCTACGACCTTGCCCTTGTTCTCATCCCAATAAATCTTATGAAATACTTCGCCCACGCGAACGTAGTCCTGGACGATCTCGCGTACCTTGTCGCTCCAACGGTGGCGAGTAGTAATATCCTTCCAAACCGAGTGATTAAGCTCTGCTGCCTTCTGGTCCTGAAGCTCTGTCTCGTTCTTCGGTACGGGGGCTACAGCAGGAGCGTAGGAAAGGATGTTGTTTTCGTAAATTTTGCAGATCCGCTGAATGTGGTTGACCGTGAGTCGAATCTTTTGCTCCTCGGAAAGACGGTTGTCGTCCCGAACGCGGTTCCAAAACCGCGAACCCTTGCGAGCATAGTGCGCACCAGCTACCAGCAAAAGGTTAGAGCGTTGTTCTGCATAAAGATAGTTATCGGATTGCTCCCCATCTTTATACAACTTCATCAACTCGTTATGATCTAACTTTTTCATTCAATGTCCCTGTTACGGAGGAGATTTTCATACTCTACAGGATCGTCAAGAAGCATCTGTTCCAACTGCTCTTGCTTCACTGCGACCTCTTCTCTAACTAGAGAACTCCTGGCCTGGGACTCTTGTGCGACCGCTAATTCGGGTCTAACGAACACTGGCTCTGTGGTCGGAGCCTTATCAACTTGGAGAAAGCTAAGTTCAAGACCTCCGTATGAGAACTTCGCCACCCCATTACGACTACATTCTTCTATAATACGGACAATTTCATGTATGTCAAAAGAAGTCCTCATAATGGGTAGTATCCGCTCCAATAATTTCATTCCAGTCCCTGATCTCATCTTGTACCTCATTTAATCCTGATTTTTCCCCAGATGCAAACATTCTTAATCTATCTTTGTTGCGTTCCACTTGCGCTATCTCATGCGGGTCAAGCTGCTTCGCCCGTACAACCTCCCGAACCGGGACGTACCCCACATGAGAGAAGTCAAACGGGATCTTAGTCAGCGCGTATCGCATCGAGTCAACCGAGTCGTCCTTCGCCTTCCGCTTATCCGTCCCAAGCTGAAGCGACAGCAGCTCGTTCACAATCGGCTGGTTCTCCACCGTCCCCTCGATCTCAAGCATCCCATTCTTAAACAGCACGTTGATGATCTGCTCCCCTACGTCGTGCTTCTTCTCCGCTGGGATGAAACTGAGCCCCATCCGATCCGTAATCGTCTTAAAGTCCTTCGCATGGTAGTCGTAGAACGCCGCAGTCACATTCAGATCCTGACTCAGCTCCATGTACTTAGATGCCACATCCGACATCGTATATACCTTGTCGTCCCCCCGCCAATGCCGGAATATCCTCGCATACTTGTAGTCCGGCCTCACCGTAACGAAGGTTATAGCGCTCGGGTGGTTCTCATCCCCACCCGCTCCAATATCCACCCCGACATACACAGGCCAATGCGCCGGAACCGGACTAGGAGACACAATGTTCCTCGCCCTGTCGAAACTCGGGTACTTCAAGCCCTCGTCCTTCACAAAGCGCCCGTAAACCCGACGCTGTACCTCGGCCTCAGACTTACACATAGCGATGGTTCGGTTGATTTTCTCAAGCGTCCAATGCGACGGTGTCCCGTCCATAAAGAACTGACAGTCAAACAGGCTCGCTCGCAGCTTCTTCGCGAACGGCATCGCCTCCTGCTCCCCCTGCTTCGGCTCCATCGCCAAGCGCCAGAACTCCTGCCCCAAGGTAGCCGTGAACACCATACTGAAGTGCCCATCCACCGCATTACGCCGGAAGTTGATCTCATCCCACAGCTCTAGCGGCAACTCCTCATCACAGGCCACATAGTCCACCGTTCCCGCCTGGAGATGCTGCGCGTCCTGGGCATACGTCTTAAAGTACAGCGCCACCCCACTGTTAAAGTAGATCGCGCTGATATCACCTCTGTTCTTAAACTCCGCCCTCCACCCATACTGAGGGTCGTCCTTGAAGCTGTCCTTCGGCAATATGTCCGGCTTCCACTTCGTATGAAACTCCGCCGTAGCTATCTGCGCTGTAGGATACAAGTACCAAAACTGCCTTGGACTCCGCTTGAAGCGATACGGCCACGCCTGGACGTTCGTAGCATAGTCTACGACCTTCCTAATCTGAGTCGTAGAATTATGCGTTACAATATGCTCAGGGCCTGTCAAATAGGTATGAGTAGAGTTATCCACCTCAATACACTGCCCATCCATTAGTCCTACAAACTCAATCCTAGAAATAACCCGCTCATGCTTAACCCTCTCAAGCAACTTAAACCTAGAGCGCTTCCTCTCTAGCCTGAAGGGATTGAACGTCATCCAAACACTTATCTTATAACAGTCCGCACACTCTACTCGAACGCCGTTCTTCTTATAGTGCGTTTTCTTCACCTTCACCTTCACCTGGCACATCCCACCAAGCGAAGTAACCAACCTTACAAACCCATCCCGAAGCTTCTCAGAGATCGTGTAGAACTCAATCACATCCCCCTTCGCACTAACCGTCCCATCCGTATCAAGAAGCCCCGCAAGCAGCGCTTTCCGATCCTCAATCGGCGCAAGCAAGTACTCTTCTGGGATCTCCTTATCCCCCGAATGCTGCCCCCTAAAGCCCTCAAGCTCGGGGATTTTCTTCAGCTTTACATCGAACGCCTTAGACCCCCGCTTGGCATATACCTTATGCGTGTACTTCTCCACATACGACAATAGCTCCTCGTCCATAGAACAATACGAGTACACCCTACTCCCAAAGTGCCCATCCCCAAGCATCAGCCCCACAAAGTACGGATCAAACGTAGCCGCCCCTGCGTACTCCACCGCATCACACACAGGGATACTAAACTTCTTATAATTAGACCTAGCCTCCGGAGAATAGCCCCCCTGCTCAACCATCTCCCGAGTCGTATAGACCTTCCACTGCCCATACTCCGGGTTAGCCCACTCCCTTTTAGTAGACTCGTAGCCCTTCCTAAAGCGCTCCTTACTACCCTTAGCTACCCACTTGTGCTCCTCCCCAACAACCACCGAAGCACCGTCATTGAACGTCACCCGATAAAACGGATACTGCTTGTGCGGGAACACATTCACAACCGTAGTAGACTTCCCATCCCAGCCATACACCGCTGCCCCCACTCCAATCTCCCCCATAGGCTTAAGCCCATCCGGAGTAGGAATTAAATTTGTATACGGCTCCACTTTGCCAAGCTGGTTTGCGGCTGTAAGCAGTATCGTCCTCTCATTCGAGTCCAAGAACTCCCGCGACCACTTGTAGTCCTTATACCCATAAATATGAGGAAGCCCCCGAATCACCCGAGCCTTCTCCTCAAGCAGCTTCAACTTCTCCAGCTTTATCTGCTCAAGTTGCTCGCTCATAGCTCCTTAAACTCCGCCTCCGCTACCCCCACACGCTCCACTGCGTTCGGGGAATGTAGCTTCACCTCATCGCTCGCAGACGGAGCAGGGAGCGCAACCGTAGCCATCTCCTTCTCAAGAGCTGCTATCTTCTCGTCAATGTTGGCCGTAAGTGTTGCAAGATCGGGGGATTTAGTGCTCGACGCTGCGTTGAACACCGTCGTATAGCTCGTCGTCTCCTGCTTCATCATCGTCAGATTCTTCGTCTCAGAGCGCTGTATGTAGCCGCCCTTAGCCCGGAGGTCCACCATAGCCGCTGCCTTCAGCACAAGCTCAATGATCTTAGCGTCTTGAATGTCTCCATTAGCCTTCTGAAGCGGGATGTTGAGAACGTCCCTAATCTTCCGAGTCGAAAGGTTCAGTAGCCCCTTCATCACCGCCTCATACTCAGGCGGCCTACAAAGGATGTACGCCAGGACATGACCCCCATTGTTACAAAGGTTATGGAAGTGCTCCCTCGATATAACCCCAAGGTACACATTCGTCTGGTTCATGACCTCATTGCGAGTGGTAGCTACCCGGTCATATTCCATCCAGAAATTGGTGCGTAGTGCCTCCACCGATGCGGTGGGTTTGTACTTGTAGCGCTCTTCCAAAGTACGAAGGAGCGTGTCTTCATCCTGGTTCACCATCTCCTCGGGAATACTAAGCACCGCCTTCTTCATCGTCTCGGGGAGAAGATTTAGAAACGACCTGGGCTCCTCTAGCTGCGAGAGATAGGTGTTGAAGGTAAGCTCTTTCTTTACAGACACATCTTCTGGGAGAGGCTTGCGGCCCGTCTTGAGCCCAGCGGGGTCGTTGTCGAGCGCTTTCTTTGCGTGGGTTATTTCGGCGTTGTGGGTTTTTTCGGACCGGAAGGCTTGGGGGTTTTTAGCAATCAATTCCGCCCGAGTCCGTTCACAACCTTCTTCGATCCGCTTACGCTTCTCTTCCGCTCGTAACCGCCGCTTCTCTTCTGGAGTCATTAAATTCAGAATAGGCGGAAAATGCCCATTGTAAATCGAAAAAGTAAAAAAGCCCAATGGCGCACGTTATTTAGGCCAGGATGATACGTTAGCGACCACGAACTGCCAGGACCCCCCTACCCCCCTCCCCTCAAGGAATTTCTTGAGGAAATTGTTAAAGAGCTCTAACAATCCACCGATTCAATCGACTCGTTAAACCATAGGCCATTGAAGTCTAATGATTCCAGGCACTTATGGTCAGGAGGGCTCGGGGTACGGACCATGCAAGGTCCGTACCAAAATTGAACCATTAGTTTTTCTACTTGAACAATCCGATTTAACCCCCTTGAAATCATTGATAATTTACATAATTACTATTATCAGACATAGAATTTTAACTAATGACCATTGTTTTTATTAGGTTTTTTGGCTGGGGGGTTTTTGGACCGGGTTCACGTCTATATTATATAGAGAGGGAGTGCTTGAGCGATTTAGTTGACCCTGTAAATTTTTTAGACACTGACTGAAAATAATACAAAAAAATAATGTGTGTCATTTTGGAGGGTTTTGATTTTATTAGGTTTTGATTTTGGCATGGTCGATGCATTAACTAAAGATGTAAGGCAATGGTGCCGAACAGATAGAGGAAAGAGGACATTATGAAAGTAATTACTTCAGTTAGAAAAAACGAGTATCAGCTCAAGGGAAAACGAGTAGAGCTCCCATGTAAAGACTTACAGCATGGGGCACAAGTGTTTCGGGATTTCCTTTGGGAAAACGATTTAGGAGCTTCCCTTTGTGACGAGGCATTCATCAAAGAGGGAAAAAAGATACTGTGCCGAGTTTCCTATAACGGAAGACTTTGGAACATCGAAACAGATGAACCTTTGGAATAGCTGGGCGGTTTTTCCGGATCAGAAAAAACAAAAAGAAAAAGAGGACTATATGAAAAATTGGAACATTGATAACAAAAAAATTGTTCGTTACTTTGGGATGCCCATTTCAGCGGCTACTAATAGTGACGCTTGCCGGGTTGCTTTGGAACATCTCAACTCAACTAAAAAAGAAGCGCTTCCACTTAGAGACGCTCAAAGATTGTTTATTGAAACCTACCAAATTGCACAAAGGTTTTTAGACCAAATTGAAGAATGCAAAACGCTTGGAGAACCTTGCCTCAATATCTTTGAGGAGTTTATTGAACAAGTAACATTTAACGCATAAAAGCCGAAACACTCCGAAAGGAGTGTCTCACCGTCAAGCGGTGACTGACGAGGCTAATCGAGTCAGAATTTTAGAGGACTAAAACTATGTTGAACTCATTCAATACTTTGAAAACCCAACTCACCGCCGACGATGTTTCGGCAATTCTTGGAATTGTAGGGAAGCGGTGCCGAGAAAAAACACTCCGCCGCTTGCGTTCAATTCTGACATATTCCCCAAGCTCCATCCCGGTTTTTGGGATTTTTGAACGTCTCACCAAAACAGAATCGGGAGAATGGGAATACTGCGCCGGGCAATCTTACCCGGACGAAATTAGGACGCTGAGGGATTGCATCCTTAATAAATAACATACGCGCAAAGGATGCGCGGAAACACTGGGAGAAAAGAGGACTATATGAGTAAATGGAAACAAATTTTAGGCTATAGATACAAATTAGACGGCAAAACGTGGGTTTTAGAATGGGATTGGGATTTTAACCATGGCTCAACATTCAAATACTTCCCGACTGAACGGGATTTAACCGAATTTGTTCGAGATATTGTAAGGAATGGATTTTAACGCGCAAAGGATACGAATACTATATGAAAACAAAAAATTACGTTTCACAATCCGCTAGGGATGCTGAATCAGGCAATTATGGGGATGTTACCTATTGGGAATACCTTGATGAATCTGCTCAAAAGGCAAGCGACTATTACAGACGAAAAGGAAATGCCGAACAAGCGGAAAGAATGCTAACCCGGCCTCTTTCAGAAGCATTGCAAGGCAATGACGGAAACTAACGCGCAAAGGATACGAGAGGACTAAAAACATGAAAACATTAATTCACCACAATGACCCCGGACACGGATGGATTGCAGTAAAGCGGAAAGAATTGGAAGAACTAGGGATAGCCGATAAAATTTCGCGCTTTTCTTATCAGAACGGAGGCACAGTTTACTTAGAAGAGGATTGTGACTTAGGGGTTTATCTCCAAGCATACGCGCAAAGGATGCGCGGAGAATATAGTCCAGAAATAGTCAAAGAATTAGTTCAATTCAAAGACTCATACCGGGAAGTTAGCCCGGTTAGAAGTTACGCGAGTTACCGTGCAAAGATTATTCTCCCAGAGGCGGGGAAAGAAATTGGTCTTTATGGTAAACGCTACACTTTGGAAATTTTAGACGAGCACACAGGGAAGTGGATCATACGCGCAAAGGATACGGGTCAGAGATTCAATCTTTCCAAAAAACAATTATTAGAAATAACGGAGTAAACGAGTATGTCAAAAACAGAGAAAACCTTGATTAAGCAACTTATCAATCAATTCAATTTATCCCCCAGAGTAGTGCTAGCCGATTGGCTAGCACTGACTACCCGGTATCATGAACCGCGGCCAGAAATTGAAGCGTTTAGATTTCTTCAATTCTGCTACCGGGAAAACAATTCTATGCTAGCAAAATACAATTTCGGATGTATGAGAAATACCTCCCATGACAACACTTAAACAGCTCCGCAAAGGGCGCGGGGTATCTCAAACAGACCTCGCGGCTATGCTGCAAGATACCCGCGGGGGTAAAGGCTATCAAGGACCGATCTCGGCGATCGAATCGGGCAGGAATAGTCCTACCGTCAAGCGCCTAGCCGACATACTCGATGCTCTAGGGTACGAGCTCAGGATAACTGCCAAGGCTAAGGGCGAGCCCCAAGTAACGCTTGATTTAGGCTCCCTATTAGGCGGACCCCCTCGCGCAAAGGATGCAAGGGAGGAGCCCCTAGAATCCGATCCTGGGCCGCCTGGAAGCCTCCCAGAGCCCGATCCGGGACCAACCCAGGATGCTCCCCCTTCGGGAGTCGAGGCGCTAATCCTAACCATCCTAAACAAATAACCCCGAACCATAGGTTCGCACCCGCGCAAAGGATGCGGGAGAAAGCACAATCATGACAAAACCAATCAAGTTTACCTGGCAAGACTATGAAACCCGAGTCCTAGAATTAGAAGAGGAGCTAGGCATCCCGACAAGCGATGCCCAGGCTATCCTCGACATCGAACTAAAGGAGCGGGGGATCGAACCTTCAGACGACTAGCCTACGCGCAAAGGATGCGGGGGGAGCTACTCAAGCGCGTTACTATCTTCATTGACTCCGCTAGGTTCGTCAACTCCCTTACGCGCTACTAACGCTCAGAAGGAAGTTTGTTACTAGAGTGGTTGCTTAGTAACAACTCCCCCGCGCAAAGGATGCGGGTGTCCTGATAGTCCGAAGCCAGGTTGTCCAAGAACTCCAGGATCTGGGGGTTCCTAAACTTAAACCGTTCTAGGTACCCCCGAAGCATCTTCTCGGACAGCTTCCTCCCCTTTAAAGTTTTGTCATTTAGTAGATCGGTAGCCAAGTCGCCTTCTGGGGACCCATCATTTTTCACCGTTTTCAAATACTCTCTGAACGTCATTTTTCCTCCAATTTTTAAACTCACTTTTTGACTCATAACGCGCCGCGTGGGAGCAGGGAGCAGATGGTTTCAAATCGCGTTTTACACTTCTATGCAGCCCTCTCTATACCCTCTTATACCTCTCTAAAACATATTTATACAATTTAAAGAAAAGTATCTGCTCCCTGCTCCCTAACGCACTTTAATTTACGAAATCATTGAGCTTTTCGGAAAAAATCATCTGCTCCCTCATCTGCTCCCTAACCTGCTCCCTAGGCCACTTCTGCTCCCCATCTCCCACTATCCCGCTCCACTATAAGTCCGACCGATTCGTTTAGGGAGCAGATGCGAGGGAGCAGATCTGCTCCCCAATTTTTTCAACAAAAAACCCCCCGAATCACCGACTCGGAGGGCTCCCATTTCCGACCCAAAACCGCCTCTTCCTTCCCCCTAAAAGCTACTCACTTTCCCGATCCCCTCGACCAGTCTTTCCCCCTTGATCATCTTAAGCCTAAACCCCCGAGTCTCTAGTTCTCGGTAGAATACCGAGCGGCTCACTGGGGACTTTCCTTCCGGGTACCCTTCCGCTACTGACCACACGCAAAAGGATGTGAACAGTTCGTTCCGATTAGCTGTAGCGGTTTCATCAATTACTACATCTTGAACTTCGCCATACCCGACTGAAGTGATAAAGTCTTGAATGACATCGCTACTTTTCTCCTGCCATTGAATGGTAGTGGCCTTGGAGCTTGCGGGTTTGAAGAACTTCCCCCCGGAGGCTATTAGGTCTTTGAGTCCTTCTACGGCAAACGAGATGAGGTTCTCCTTATCCTCCTTGATGATTAGCTCCTCGAAGTTGATGACGGTGCTGTCATCCTTAACTGGGTTATTGAGCTGTATAACGGT